GGGTTCATAGCGGACCTATTTATACAGCGTTTATACAGGCCAATTATACATCTGTTCCAGAGCCGTTCTCGCGCTTGGGATTTAGACGGATGATCGCCGCTTCGCCTAACTTCTCCCGATTCGCGTCAGCCGAGTAGTGTGCTGCCATGATCAGCGTCTTGTGACCGAGCAAAGCAGCGATCTCATGCGGGTTCGCGCCCAGTTCGGCGAGCATGGTTCCCGCGGTGTGGCGCAACCCGTGGAAGGTCAACCCCGGCAAAACCTTGCCAGCGACTTCGAGCTTGTGGATGAGCCGCCACAACATGGTGCGGAACCCGTCCGGCGAATAGGGAAGACCCTTGGTGTTCAGCACCAGATGCAGATGCTCGACGCTGTTGCGCGGACGCAATAATAACGCCTCGGCAAGAATTGCCTTGAGCGGCGGCGCTGCGGGTAGCCTCACGGGCGAGCCGGTCTTGCCCTGCATCCAGGTCAGCCGCTCGCCGTCGTAGTTGAGGGTGGTCACGCTGAGCGCATCGCCCTCGCGCATGCCGGCGTACATGCCGAGCCCGACGGCGACCTTGAGACCGCCCTTGGCTGCTGACAGCACCTCCTCGCATTCAAAGGGCGCCCAGCGTCGATTTGCCTTTGGTGTCCCTGTCGGCGCCTTCAGCGTGAGCTGGAGGCCGGCGATTGGATTGGCATCGATAAACTCGTAAATCCTTCCCCAGTTCAGCACCCGGCGCAGGACCGAAAGAACATAGTTGGCGAAGTGCACCTTATGTTTCGCCTCGGCGGCGTTGCGGATCGCGAGCGCATCCCTGACGCGGAAGTTCAGGAGCAGCTTCTTCTCGGCGCCAGGCCGCAGGAACCTAAAGATCCCCTCGTAGTCATGCTTGGTGCGCGGCGACAGGCGGCGGAACTCGGGGCTGTCGCAGTAGGCGTCGAACAGCGCGGCTAGGCTCCCGTGCAGCGGTGCGTCTCTGTCCTCGCAGAGACGGTTCAACGCCTTAAGTTCGGCCTCAAACTCGGGAGTGCCGACCGGGGCCTTGAGCCGCGCCCTGGTCTTGCGATGATAGGCGTAGAGCGTGCCGTCGCTCTTCGCTTGTATCTGGATGCCCGGATATGTCGGTGTGGTATTCTTGCTGTCAGCCATTGTGTCGAGGATCCCCTACTCTCGATGCTGCGGTCAGGGGCGGTAGGTGTTTCCGTGGCACCTGCCGTCCCGTCATTTTAATCGTCTCTTTTCTGAAACTCACCACACCAGTCGTCGGAAAAAGTCTGCGGCCACAACGCTAGCCCGCTATTGCCCTCTTCCCGCTCAGGCAATGTGTCGGCAAACCTTGGGCGCGGTGCGTAGCGGCGGCAATACCCTTCCGGCTCGCTTTGGTTCCGACGGGGGAACCAGAATCGGCATGTATCACAGTCCTGTTCAATCACTTCAGCACCTGCGCCCAATCGACCGCGCGATCCTCGGCCTCGTTCTCGGCGATCCCGGACTGCCGGTCGAGCCAGCGGTCGAGCGCGCGGATATCGTAGAGCGTGCGGTTGCCAAAGAGGCGCAGCGGCGGCACCCCGACCCGCGCCTCGAAATTCTCCCGGCCGACCGAGCAGTAGGCGGCGGCCTGCTCGGCGGTGAGCAGCCGCGGCGTCAGGCCTGCGGGCAAGACCGGGCGGGTCATATCGCCCTCAGCGTCACGATGGCGAGGAGCACCCACGCGAAGACGCAAAAGGCGACCGCGACCACCACGCCGTTGACGCGCCACCAGTTGATCTGCATCGCGTGTCTCCGCGAGGGGGATGCGTAGTATGGCAGAAAGTTTTCTGGCCGCAATCCCAATCACGAAAAGTTTCTATAATGTGCGCTTGCGCATCCATGCACTGCCAATTTAACCTGAGTCATAAACGCATAATGTTAAACGTGAACGGGAGGCGCGCAGTGACCGACAAGCCTAACCGTAGCCTGAAAATCATCCCGATCGAAGAAGCCCCAATCGAAAACGGTAAGCCGTTTGGACCCTGCCTCCTGGGGCCGGGCAATGACAGCGATTGGGTTACGGGGTACTGGAACGGCGAGGGCTGGTTCGGCGACTGCGGGTTGCGGCTGCACCCGGCTTTTTACGTTCTGCTGCCGGCGCTGGTGGATCTTCTGACATAGTTCCATTCTTTTTTTGACCGATCACGCTGAGCACGCCGCGGATGATCTCGTCGGCGTCCACGTCGGAAGGCTGCAGACTGATAGCGGCGTACAGATGCACCGCCACATTAGCGACGGCCCCGAGCCGCGCGAGTTGCGAGCTGTTTAGCGGCGGGCCCAGTGTTTCTTGAAGCCCGGCAAGCCAGTCGAGCGTCACGCCGCCAACATTCGCCAAGGCGATAACATTATCGATCCGGCGCCCGACGGCTGCCGTCTTTGACAGAAAATAAGGATCACAGCCGGCGCGTTCGCTATATTCCTGAAGCGTCCAGCCATTGAGCGCCGCCACCTGCCGGCAGCGCGAAAGGAAAAGCGTATCATCCCACCCCTTGCGCTCATCCGTACTGCTAGACTTGTGCTCACTGCTCATAGCCGACGTCCACATTAGCGACCCTTATAAAAGCTGCCGCTGCATAGCATAAATTCTAGGCACCATATAGAAATCTTTCTAGGAGCCGTTCAGTCTCCTTACAATTGGAAAGTTTTCTGTATTTGCGCTTGCGGTCTGGAAAACTTTCTAATTATCATCCGGCATGACCGCAGCCGAACTTCTGGCTCTCGCGCGGGCTTACAGCGACGCGACGGGGCTCGCACTCACCACCATCGGCCAACGCGCCTGCCCTAGCAGCAAGGACGGCAGCAAGGGCGGCAACGACAAGCTGTTCGTGCGAATCGCCGCCGGCCGCGGCTGCAACAGCGTCTCGCTTGAACGCGCATCCCGCTGGTTTATCGAGAACTGGCCGCAAGACGCCGCGTGGCCGCAAACGGTGCGGCGTCCAGCGCCCGAAGCCGCCGAATGAACGATCTCAGCATCACCCTCCCGGCGACGGGGGAGCGCGAGCCGGGTGGCCCCCCACTGCGCGTCCACGCGCAACCGTCGCCCGGCTCGCGTCTCCGGCCGCGCTACGTGACGGGGCAGGACGGCGGCTACAACCCGCTCGACGCCAAGGTGCTGGACGTAATGGCGCCGGCCGGGCAACGCCTCGTCTGCCGCTGCACCGCCTCCAACGCCCGCCTCATCGCCTACGCGCTCAACCGGGCCATCGGCGGGTGAAGTTCCCCCACAATCACCTGCTCCGCGTGATGGTGGTCCTGCCGACCGATTATGCCGATTTCGGCGGGGACGTGCGCCGGTGGGCGAAAGGCGACGACAGTTATCCCGATTGCTCATGCGGCTGCCGGTGGGCGCTGTGGCAAAAGGGGCAGCTCGGCAACGACTGGTGCGTCTGCGTCAACCCGGACTCACCGCGCAAAGGATTGCTGACGTTCGAGCACCAGGCCGGTCACGGCTGCTTTGCCTCAAAGGGCCGGGCATCGTGATCGTCGCCGGCGCAGACCCCGGCGCAGAGGGCGCAGCCGCGTTCCTCGACAGCGAAACTATGCGTGTCATAGCAATTTGCGACATGCCGATGTCGGGCACCGAGCTGCGCGTCCGCGAGCTCGCGCTCGAGCTCGTCGCCGCGCTCGACGAGCGGCGCTGCGGCCACATCTGGATCGAGCGCCAGGCGCCCTACGTCGCCACCGACCACCGTATCGGCGCGACCTCGGCCTTCAATTTGGGTCAGAGATACATGGCCGTCAAAGCGATCGCCGCCTGCTACGGCTGGCCCAGCGAGATCGTCACCGCGGCGAAGTGGAAGAGCCATTTTGGCATCAAGGCCGACAAGCGCCTCGCCCTCGATTGCGCCGGGCGCCTCCTGCCCGACGATGTCGGGCGCTGGACGGTACGCCGCGGCTACTGCACCAGAGCCCAGGCGATCGGCAGGGCCGAGGCGGCGCTGATCGCGCTCTACGGCGTGCGGATGACGCGCACGATCGCGGCAG